CCAGGACGGCGACCCCGAGACGACGATGGAAGCGGGCTATCACGTCGGGCAGTGTGACGCGGCCGTCGCCTTTCACAGGAAACTGATGGATACAGCTGAGATTCACACCCCCGACACCGAATGACCGACCAGGACACAGACCTCCCGGACCTCTCCCCGCGACAGCGTGAGTACCTCGCCCATCTCCCCGCCTCGACGCCGGACGTGGCCGAGCGGATGGACGTCGCGGAGACGACGATCGAGGACTTCCGCAACGCGCTGGCCGAGAAGGGTGTCGACCTCGAATACGACCGAGCCGCAAACCAGTGGTACATCGCCGACGAGCGCGCGCCCAAGCTCCGGCGCATCTCCACGAAGCACAAGACCTCGAAAACACGCGAGGCGAACACCCTCATCGAGGAGGAGGAACGCCGCCTTCTGCGGCGGCTGGACCGAACGGACCCACTCCGCACCCCACCGACGAGCGACCCCAGCGCGGAGTCGTTCAACGCGGTCCTCTCGGACCTCCACGCCGGCGACCTCGTTGAGGCCGACGACGGCACGGTCCTGTACGACATGGACACGTTTCGGGAGTCCGTCCAGACCTTCGGCCAGAAGTGTCTGAAGATCCGGCAACTCCAGTCCGAACTTACGCAGTTCGACGACGCCTACCTGTGGTTGTTGGGCGACATCGCCACGGGCGAGGGCATCTATGAGGGCCAGGTCTACGACATCGAGGCCTATCTGGCCGACCAGGTCACCAGTAGCGTCGAGGCGCTGTACGAGCTGGCCGTGACGCTGGCCGACGCCTTCGACACGCTCCAGATCCGCTGTGTCCTCGGGAACCACGGCCGGACCCGCGCCTCCGGCGTCTCAGGGCAAGCGAACACGGATCTGCTGACCTATCGCTGGCTGGACGACGCGCTTCGCCGGGACGACGTTGAGAACGTCGATCTTCGCGTCGCCGAGGCGACCCACCACATGGACGCGGAGATGCGGGACTGGACCGTCCATGCCCGCCACGGCCAGGACTGGCAGAAACATGTCGACAAGACGGCCCGGTCGGAAGCTGACTGGCGGGGGTGGCGAGAGGCCCACCGCTACGACATCGGCCTGCGCGGGCACTGGCACAACCCGTCGTTCGACAAGGTGCTGAACCAGTTCCCCGTGTTCACGACCCCCAGTCCGAAGCCCGGCGGGGAGTTCATCGAGCGGATGGGCAGCCCGGACGTCTCCGACCACCGCGATCTCGGCTGGGTGTTCGGGTCGAGTGATACCAGGCCCGTGACGTGGCGGTATCTGATCGACGACCGATGAAGACCCTCCCTGTCGCCGCCCACCAAGCCTACGCGCTGGTCGAGGCGGTCGACGAACCGTGGCTGTACGAGCGACAGACCCCGATGACCCGATGACGGCCTTGTGCCCGAGCGGTGGTGATGGCGAGGGTCTGCATCGCACACGGATCGGACGTCGGCGAGTACACCATCGGCCTCAGACCGAGGACGCTTCGACGTGCATACGAGAGGGCCCACAGTGCCGTCGCGATGGAGTCCTCGCGGGACAACCGCGAGCCCGGACCGCCGGCCGCGGCGAGACCCCGTAGTGGGCCCTGGTCCCCGCACTGTTGTCCCTCCACTCACTCCCAGCAACCCCCACCCCACACCCACCATTTCCATACCCATGAGCACTGAAGACGCCTTTCCATACAACGGCCCGCTGTCGACGTACACGGAGTGGGACAGCCTGCTGTACGGTCTCGCGGCCGGCCTCGCCCTGTCGATCGGCCGCGTCCGGCAGGACATCCGACGGGAACCGAGTAAGTTCGTCGCCGGCGCGCTCGTCGGTTACATCCTCTCGAAAATGAATGAATCATGACCACGCAACCACGACGCCCCTGGTACGTTCACAATCGCCTGTGCGACGACTGGCTGACGATCGACCGCAACGGTGGCGATCTTAAGATGCACAAGTCGCTCAAACTCGCCGAGAGCATCATCGTCAACCTCGGGATCATCACGATCACGCTGGCTGGCTTCTACCTCGGCGGTGATGTGACGATCTTCGGGAGTCTCGGGTTGTTCATCCTCGGGGCCTACAACGGCGTCGCGACGATGAACTACCTCTCGCTCCTCCAAGCCATCGCCGAAGTCAAACAGCAACAGGACAGCTCGGACAACCAGAAGTAACCCATGCCCACGCTCACCTGGCCCGAACTCGGCGCGGTCGTCATGACGGCCGTCGCTCTGGCCGCGACCGACGCCGCCGCACTCTCCCGGCTGCTGCTCGCGTGGCTTGCTCAACGGCTGGGGGTCAAACCGTCGGAGATCATGGCCTACCAGCGCGCGACCGAGGACGGCGAGGAGTAACGATGTCCGAGTATCGCACCTGCCCGCAGTGTGGTACCCGCGTCCGGACGGCCCACCGCAAGGGCGTCCGGAGCGAGACCCCACGCTGTCACACCCACCACGACCCATGAGCATCGACACCGACGAGGGCCTCCCCGAGACCGCGCCCATGCAAGACTGCCCGCCGGGCCCGCCTCATGGCCCTGCCCTCACGGTCCAGACGTGGGGCGACCGGCTGGTGTTCTATCACGCTGAAGGCGACGACGTGGTCTCGGTCGCCCAGACTGACGCCTGGATCGAGTCCAGCGTCTACGTTGACACCGAAAAGTGCGCCTGAGCGCGCCAGTCCCTCCGAACCCCGAAACAACCCCATGAGCGACGACACCTGTCCCGCGACGAACAACCGCGGCGAGCCCTGCGGCCTCGATGCCGGCTGGGGTACCGAGAACGACAGCGGCCCGTGCAAGTTCCACGGCGGGGCCTCTCCCGGCGCACCCGAGAACAACGACAACGCCGCCACGCACGAACTTTACTCCGAGGAGAACGCCTACTACCAACGCCGCGACGAGGCCCAGCAGGCGCTCATCGACGCGATCTACGCCGACTACCACGAGCGCTTTCGGGCCCGCAACGGCGAGCCCGCGACCGGCGACGAGGCGATGTTGTTCAAAGTCGCCGTCAGCATCCACAAGCTCCTGACGGCCGACGACTGGATTGAGGCCCGCCCCGCGGAACTGGACTCGGGACACCCACTGGTCGATCGCTCGGAGAAGCGGACGGCCAACGGCGAGCCCTACTACGAGTACAAGCGGTCGGCCGTGATGCAGGCCGAGAAGCAACTGGAGGGCTTTATCCGCCGCTGGCTCAAGGACAACGATCTGTTGGGCCCGTCCGACGACGGTGCCGACGTCGAGGTCGAGCTGACTGGCGCGATGTGGGACGACTTGACCGACTACTACGAGGACTGACCCATGAGCACAGCCACACCTACCCAGCCCGACCCGCCGGAGGTCCCGCCCCCCTCCCATTTCGCCAAGCGGGCCGACGCCGGCGACGAGACGTGGATCGAGGACTGGATCACCGCCTATCTCGACCTCACCCTCGGCCCCAAGCAGCGAGAGATCTGCCGGTCGGTCGCGGCCAACGAGCGGACGGCCGTGATCGGCGCCAACGGCACGGGCAAGACCTACATCACGGGCGCGATCGTCCTGGCGTGGCAGAACGTCCGCTATCCCGCCATCTCCTTCGGAACCAGCGGCACCGGCAAGAAGCTCTACCGGACGCTGTGCCGGCCGATCGACAAGCTGCATGGCGCCGCTCTCGATGGCGTCGGCCTCCCGGGCACGTTCAAGCAACAGCCCCCGCGCATTGACTACGACGACCCCGAGCACTACTTCGAGGCGGCCACGCCGAGCGACGCCGGCGAGCTGGAGGGCGCCCACGAAGAGTACACGCTCGCCATCATCGAGGAGGCCGACAAAGACGACGTCACGGCCGAGACGGTCGACGCGATGCGGTCGCTCATCCCCGACTACGACAAGGGCCGGCTCCTGGCCGTGGGCAACCCGCCGGAGGACGAGGCCAACGTCTTCGCCCAGATCACGCGCGACGATTCACCGTGGCACGTCATCCGCGTCTCCTCGTTCGACTCGTGGAACGTCCTCGTCGAGACCGACCGGCGCGATGGCGAGCGCATCGAGGGGATGGCGACGGTCTCGAAACTGCGGGGCGACTGGGAGGACTACCACGACGAGCCCTGGCCCGGCGTCGAACAAGCACGGGCATGGTCCGACCCCGACGGCCCTGACTACCGCGAGGACTTCGACGAACGCTGGTATCGCCGCCGGGCCGGTGTGATGCCGCCGGCGACCTCGCAGGTCCATCGCCCGCTTGACCCCGCCCTCGTCGAGCAGGCCTACGAGATAGGGGCCACGCCAGCGAAGCGGACGCCCGACGCGCTGGGCATCGACGTGGCCCGCTCCGGTGACGACACGGTCGCGGTCGGCCCGCATGACGACCACCTCGTCGTCGAGTACGCCGCCCAGGGCACGGATCACACCGATCAAGAGGCCGACCTCGCGGCCGACATTCGCGAGTGGCCGACGCTGGAGATCGCCGTCGACGCCGTCGGCGAAGGGTCCGGCCTGGCGGACGGCCTCGACAACCGCTTCGGGACGGTCCATCGCTTCAAGAACAGTTCTG